CAAACGTAACCTAGCGGTTATATCACAAGAGATTGGTAATAGACCAAATCTTATACTTGAACCTAACACGATCTATGAACTAGCCGCCGCTGGTATATCAGCACAGAAGATCTGTGCTTTATTTGGATGTGGTGCTCACTATATAGATGAAGACCCAAACCTATGTGAAGTATATGAACGTGGTAGAGCAATCATTGGTACTCGCATAAGATCATCACTTCTTGATGATGCTCTGGAGAAAGACATTCTACCAGCAAAGATACACTTAGATAAGATTTACAACAAAGAAGATGCTGTAACCAAAGTGGATGTGACAGTCACTCAATCCCCACTTGAATCAGTTCCGCTCGAAACATTATTAAGCATAGATATCAATGATGACAAATCCATATAACCTACACCTCGGCGATAATCTCGCCACACTAAAGAACTATCCCGATAACACTTTCGACTCAATCATTACTGATCCACCATATGGAATAGCATTCTTAGGTAAGGATTGGGATCAACACACTGGCACATTAGAACTATATAAAGAATGTCTTAGAGTATTGAAGCCAGGTGGATATATGCTTGCATTCAGTGCAGCAAGAACATATCATCAATTAGCATCTAATATTGAATTGGCAGGCTTTGAAATACGCGATCAACTAATGTGGCTTTACAGTTCAGGCTTTCCAAAGGCACAGGATATTGGTAAGGCGATACAGAAGCGATTGGGTGTTGAACAAGAAGATGTACGCCTATTAAAACAGTATGGTGGCATTCAAAACGAATCTAAGAATAGAGAAAGTAATGCAAATGATACCGATGAGACATTAGGACTCGAAAGACATTCAACCATTACACAACCAGTCTGCACATCGCCGCTCGCAAAACAATGGGAAGGATTTAAGACAGCATTGAAACCCGCAATGGAGCCCGTAGTATTGGCTCGTAAAAGTTGCGGGGTTGAGCGCACTTTGATAAGTAATAGTGTCGATGAGACAACATTACAAATGGAGGCGCTATGCTCATATGTCAACAATGTGGTAACCCAATACTCAGGTTCGGAAAGAAATACTGCTCAACAAAGTGCAATGGTGATGCTCAGTCAACACCAGCAAGACGCGACACAAGCGGCGAATATGTCCGCATTATTGGAGATAGAAGAAACGATCTTGAACATCGTTCAGTTATGGAGCAGCACATCGGTCGCCCTCTTACAAGTAGAGAGCATGTCCACCACAGAGACGGCAACAAGCATAACAACGCTATTGACAACCTTGAGATACTCGCTATCGAAGAGCATACAAGAGAGCATCATCCCGGCCCTGATAAGTCAAGATGGCAAACAATCGGCTGCCGAGTCTGTGCTAAAGAGTTTGAAAGACGCACTGTTGAAGTTGAAAGACACCCACACGGAATGTATTGCTCTCGTGAATGCTACAAACAAGAAGCACACACTCTCCCTGGCCGCAACCGCTAAACCAGCACACGAGCCCATCGTTATGGCACGCAAACCATACAAAGGCTCAACGATTGATAATGTATTAAAGAACGGTCTCGGTGCTATGAACATTGACGCTACGAGAGTGCCGTGGGGTGAACAAGGTGCATTTAAGCCACAACAATCAGCAGGTAACATATCAAAGTTTTGCGATCATCAAGGTTATGTTCCAGCAGATGAGGATACACCTATTATCGAACCACACAATGCCGGTCGCTATCCATCGAATGTCATCGGTGAAGTTGCGGAAGGTTATCAGAAGTATTTCTATTGTCCAAAGGTTAGCCGCAAAGAGAGACATAGTGGGTTTGACATTGGTGATCAACGCATATGCAGTGAAGATGATCAAACACGCGGAACACAAGCAGATCACTCCACTAAACCACAAATCGGCAACAACCACCCAACCGTGAAGCCAGTGGCACTAATGGAATATCTTATCAAGTTAGTCACACCACCATCGACACCTGAACTACAGCGTAAAGTCTTAGATCCATTTATGGGGTCTGGTTCAACAGGTATGGCAGCAGTCAAGTTAGGACACCACTTTACCGGTTGTGAGTTAGATCCAAAGTATGTGGCAATAGCAGCAACAAGGATTGAGTCGTGGAATAATAGTGGGTTATCAAAAGAGTTGTTTGGTGAATAAAAAAGGATAAATAACATTGCAAGTGCAATGCTTGTAGTTTCTTTTATTGTATAAACAAAAACACCTATTCAGCCTCTTATTTAACGATAAGGGGCTGTCTTACGACAAAAAGGATAAATACACTTGTGTTAGAGGTAACACAAAACAGTAAAAGGATTATCAATGATAAAATATCAACCCAACTTTAATAATGTAAGGGTTCTTAAAACAGTAAGACTTGCGTATGGTTATACTAAGGGCGTATTCAGCCCAACCGAACCACAACAACGCTCACAACAGGCAATCGATAAAAGATTCGGCCAATCACAAGGTGATTTAAGCAAGTGGCTTAAATCGATACTTCTTATTTGTACAGATCACCATTATAGTGCAGTCGCAGGCATATCTAAAAAATACATATTAAATGTTACAGGTGCAGCATATATCGAATCAGTGCTTAAGGGCAACTTAGATAAGGCATTTACACCAGATGAACAAATAGAACTTAAACAAAAACAGATTAAAGAACCAACACGATATTTTGATCACTTTGTTGTTAGTAAAATGGTAGAAGCAGAACATGCCAATGAACTAAACTGTAAAGTATTTGTGTATACTGATAAGTCTAATAGACTATGGCATCCGCTACAGAACATTAAGCGCGAATATAAAACAGAGATTCTTAATAATCACGGATTGAAATATCATTATGATATTCGTTGCTGTGCACCAACACTTATATTACAACATGCACAACATCAAGGTATGGATGAATACTTGTTTGGTTTGCAGTCATATCTCGCAGATAGAACATCACACAGAGATAGAATCACTAATGAAGCAGAGTTATATGAAGCAAAGGGCTATTCATCTAAAACAAGCAAGATCCTTATCAATGCATTATTTTGTGGTGCACGCTTAGGTAACTCTCCCGAATTTGCTTTAAGCAAGCTAATGAATCACGACAGTAATCGCATTGAGTGGTTAAAGCAAGATGAATGGCTTACTACACTTAGAAGTGATATAAAGGAATGCTGGACTGCTATTAAACCAACAATGTCGCGCCGATCCATCACTGATAAGAATGGCAACAATAAGATGTTACCTATTAGCAGTAAACAGAAGTGGGCTCGTTACTTCGACTTAGAGAGACAAGTGCTTAATGCAGCAAATGATTATTTCAGTAAGACAAATAACAAGTGTTTCTTAGAACATGACGGTTGGTCAACAGAGATGATGGTTGATGAAGTAGCACTTAAAGCACATATTATGAATAAGACAGGATTCAAGATAGAGATAGATGCAGAGCATGTGTGTGAGATAGTCGGCGATGCTAACGCATCACCAGTAAGTGTATCGCACTTCGGATTCGTAAACTCATCCTCATTGACTGATACACTTACTTCGGCTACGCCTAAAGAAGTTAAGTTAAGTCACCAACATAATACACCCCCACACACTCACTTACCCCATGTATATAACTTCGGTAAAGTAGGGCAAGAGTCTCAGACACTTATTACACAACTTACATGGATGCAACAGCATTTTAAGAATAAACAGGCAAATGATTATAATATTATGGTGCAGTAGTAACAGTACCCATGTATATAACAAGTCCAAATTACAATTAAAATGATAGAAGAAGATGAACAAGATAAACTGTTTAGATACCTTACTCGTGCACCACGAGAAGAAGTATATAATGCTATAATGGCTTATAAATCATCTATCTCTAAACGATCTGAATTAAATCCGAATGTATTACGAAAAATATTATATAAGCACGGATGGACATTCTCTGAATATGCACTATACAAGGGTTAGACAAGGGTTAGACAATAGTAATAACACTACTCTTCATAATAGTAATTAATTCACTGCCCCTTCGACCTACTTGTGAATACCACGCACTGTTCATCATTGCATTAGCAGCAAGATCGTATCTACCCAAAAGTAATGATGCTTTAAGGGTTATAAACTGATTAATCTTTGGACCCATATTAAAACACATATCGATAAGACATGTTTGGCGTTCATCTGATAATTTGTTAAATGCATCTTCACCTAAATATTTCTTAGCAGTATCAATTGCAATCTGAACATCAGCAATAAACCAACTATCTATTTGTTCATCTGTTATTGCTTGTCCTACAACATATCCCGGTGATGTGATTAAATGTCCGATACCCCCTGTAAGGTATCCGCGTGTATCTTTATAGATGACATTTTTACGACCTTCGTGATATGTAATGAGTGCTTGTAATTTTTCCATAAGTGATCCTTTTTAGGTTATATCCATATACTTATGTAAGATTCATATAAATATAGTTGTAGCAAGATGCTACTTAAACTTATTAAAGGATAAAAATTATGTTCGCAACAATCATTTCTACAGCATTCACAGTTCTTCTTATAACAGCATGTATTCTTTGGATTGCATTAGTTATTGCAAAGATCTATGTTGATTCATGTGATGCTATTAAATACCGTGCATTAATAAAAGCATTTGCAGAAATTAAAATCACACCAACATCTACAAAGGATTAATATGCTAATCTTCTTAACATTCTTAAAGAACTATTGGGTGTATATAGTAATTGCATTAGCTTGTGCTTATGTAGGGCATTTGTATAACCAAAACAATACTCTTAAATCCGAAGCAATTCAACTACATAAAGATGTGCAAACCGAAAAGGATAATGTTGTTAAACTTCAATCAGCAATTACTGAACAGAACACTGCAATTGATACATTAAAAAATGCAGCAGTAGTAAGGGAACAGAAAGCAGAAGTAGACCTTAAAATTGCACGAAATTCGGCGAATTTACATACCAGTAATGCACAAACAATACTAAGTGCTACCCCACAAAATACTAATATGTGTGAATCAGCAAATCGACTTATTAATAAGGTTATTACACAATGATCTATAGTAAAGATGATTATCTAATAGATGTATTAGCAGGTAATGTTAAACAACCATTCGCAGCAATGATGGCTAAGGTATTGGGATTTAATACCCCGCTTGTAAACGAAATAGAAACTTATGAAGAAACAAAGTTTAGAAAGGAGCACGAAAATGGCAGCAAATAAGAGAAAGTATTCACAGGAATATGTTGATACAATCATTAACAAATACAATGTAGATATGTTAAATTTACAGATTGAATTAAAGAAACTTCACATTGAAAAGAATGAATGGCAAGAACTTGCAATTGATTGCTTAAAGAAATATAATTCAACTGAGCAACTTGCTGATATGGTTCCGCAATTACTGATATTACTTGCAAAGGAACGCTCTAATGAAGCACATTAAATATGGTGGAATGTTATCAATGGATGCACTTATACTTGCAACCATAGCAGGATGTGCATCTGTCCCAGCAGAACCAACACAAATACAGCGGAGTGAAGTTCCTATTGCAATTGCATGTAAAACAGAGACACCCACACAACCGACTTACAATATTCCACATCTTAAACAGAGTGATAATATATTTGTAAAAACAAAGGCAATACTTGCAGATATTGAACTTCATACAGCATATGAAATAGAATTACTTGCGGCATTGACAAGTTGTAAATGAATGATTGGGGTTACTTAGATGATTTATATGAAGCATTAATGCGATCCCCTATCGATATAGTTGATAGAGAATTAGCAGATATATTCATCGGGCAATATGATCGTCTATCTGATTTAGAAATTGAAATATTGGATGATAGTGAATTAATTGGGATTGCTATTATATTAAAGAAACATTTTTGGCCCGCAGCAGCATATAAGGCCAAATCACAAATAAAGTGGACTATATGGAACCAAAACTTATTAAATTATCAAATATTGCAGATGCAAAGAAAATAGCACATAAAACACTTATATTAGAGTTTATTCAGACACTCACAGAGTTAGCAGAAAGTGGTAATATAGATCATATAGTTGTTTATTATGGTGATAAAGAATATACAGAAGTATTTACTGCAGGATGTGATAATGCACTATTAGCATTGGCAGCACTGAATCTTCAACAATTAGCCTTAAGCAATACATAAACACAATTTAGTGATAAATAACATTAGCAATATGCTACTTAAAGGATAAGATTATGAACACTATCAATAACATTACATTAACAGAACAGAAGAAAGGGACAACGAATCCCACACATATGAATAATGTTCAATCCAAATTTTTTAAGCAGGCAGTTTATGATAAGGCAACCTTAGTTTTTGATTTATATGATGGACAAAAAGTCGCTGGACAGATTATTGCATTTGACACATACACATTATTGATTAAAGTATCCGACACAAAGAATATATTATTATTCAAGACATACATTGTGAAAACTGAGGTGCTATAAGTAAATTGTAATCCTTAATTGTGATGTATAGACAAATATCACTTACTATTACAGTAATAAATTTGTTAACTTTTTACACCATATCACCCAGTTTTTCCCTTATTTGTATAAATACATGTAGCAGAATGCTACTTTATACTTAAGGGAAATACAATGAAACTATACAAAACACGCGAATTTACAAGTATCCACACAGGAACAATCCGCAAAGGGATTGTTTACTGTGTATTCAGCGATACAGAACGCAGCACAATTAAAGATGTGCATTTAGCCCTAATGAAAATATACACCGATCAATCCAGCATACCAGACTGGAATAAAAATGATATGGAATCACTATATCAGATTATTAAATGGGCATATACATTTAAGGATGGTGGCAAACACGCTGATTTATCTGAAGACCAGATCCTTAAAATAAATAAAATGTTAGTTAAACTATTAAATAATAGTGAAACAACATTCAGTGAAGTATTTAATATCTACATGGATGATGGATTAGATATTGAGGACTATATGGGTGATAGAGAAATGCGTAAAGAACAGGACAGACGCAGAATGTTAAATGCATCACTCGATCAGGAACCAACCTTATTTTCCCAACTATTCGACTATACAGCAGTTTAATAAATATTACTATATAAGGATTAATATGAACCGCAAAAACTATACCCTAAAGGAATTAGCATATATCGATGAAAAGATTATACCTTATTATGAAGCACTTGTAAGTGGCTTTGTTAAGTGTTATGATTTTGATGCAATTGTATATGGCAATGCCATGAAGAAATGCACATTAATGTCAGATCTGTTATGTCAGGAAATTACTAATTCAGTTGCATTTGCACAAGTGGGTGGTTTACCAGTCAATGAAGCAGTTAATTTATGTAAACACAACTTAAATAATAGATTCACATTGCTTCAATTAGATAGAGTGTTCCTTCAATAATTCACATTTGTATAAATAACATAAAGCAGCCACTATGGAGTTAGTGGTTAATTACTGTTATGGAGTTAACAAATGTCAGAAAAAATTAGTAAACCACGCGGTGGTCCAAAATGGATACCCACACCAACAATATTAAAACAGATCGAAGATGATGCTTCAATGGGTTTTAATAACCAAACAATTGCTGCAGGTTTAGGTATTGCAGCAGCAGTATTCAGCACAAAGAAATTAGAATATCCCGAAATTACAGCAGCGATGGAGAAAGGTCGCAGACGCGGACTTACCCAATTCTATCAGTTATCTTTATCTGTGGCACAAGATCTTAAATATGGGCAAGCAGAGCGTGATAGACTTGCAAGAATGCTTAAAGCAGAATCTAATTTTAGCAATGAATTAACATCCGATGATATTAGTGTTAGTAATAGTGGATTCACTGTTTCTGTAATATCTAAAAAGAAACCCATTGTGGATGAAGATGACAATACCTAATATTGAATTAATGAAACCACAGATAGAATTTCTCTTTAATGACAAAGTGAGGTTCTTAGGTCTTATGGGTTCATACAGAAGTGGAAAAACATTTGTTGCTTGCTTAAAAGCAATTCACTTAGCTTCGCTTAATATCGGATATAATGGACTTATGTTAGAACCAACTGCATCTATGCTTGCAGGTGTTCTTATACCCACTATGGAAGAAGTGTTATCTCTATTAGGGTGGGCAGATAAAAAGACACCCGGTAAATGCTGGTTTGAAATACGCTCATCGGCAACCAATGCACGAGTTGAATTACATTTCTTAGAAGGCGATGTTGTTATCTACCTAAGGAGTAGTGAAAATTGGAATCGTATTAGGGGTTTCTCTGTAGCATGGTTTATAGCAGATGAATTTGATACAAGCGGATATGATCTATGTAAAGAAGCATGGCAAAAAATGGTATCGCGTTTAACATCGGGTAATGTGATGCAAGGATGTGTTACTTCAACTAAAGAAGGGTTCCAATGGGCTTATAAATTCTTTGTTGAGCAAGCAGGTGCTGACAGAGAGATGATTGACATTTATGTCGATGATAATCCGTTTATCGATGATGGATATATAGAAATGATGCGACAACAATTAACTGCTAAACAATTTGCTGCATATATAGGTAATGAATTTATTAATTTTGCTGAAGGTAATGTATATTATGCATATGATAGGGTGCATAATCGCTCAACAGAAACAATTGCTAAACATCCAAATGCACCATTAAGCATAGGTATCGACTTTAATGTGGGCAAAATGGCAACTACTGTTGGCATTATTATTGGCCAAATACCGCACATTGTAGATGAAATATATGGCTGTCAGAATACAGAACATCTTATTAGAGAGATTAAACGCAGATACCCCAATAGAGCCATTAAATGTTTTGTTGATGGGAGTGGTGATATTCAGCGTAGTGATTTTACCACTATGTCTAAGACCGATGTAATGGCATTAAAGAGTGCATTTGGTAATGATAATGTGCACCACTATAAGGGGCATATTCCTATTGCAGATAGAGTAGGTGCAGTAAACTTAAAGTTTTGTAACTCACTAAACAGCAGAACATTGTTTATCAATGATGTTACTTGCCCCAGACTAACTGCATGTATAGAACAACAGGGTTACATCGATGGCAAGCCCGATAAGGCCGGCGATATTGACCACCACCCAGATGCATTAGGGTATTTTATATCCTATGTCTGGGCGCCAACGAAACACGCCGCGAAGATTACAGTATTAAGATAACATAAATATAGACAAAGGAACAACCAAATGACAACACCTAATATGCAAGACGATGACAACGATAATCTTATTCCAGGCAAAACCATCGATTATGATGATTTTTTTGATGATGAAGCAATAGATATGCAAAAGTTGGTTGATTACTACGAAGGTGATCAGCGTGATTATGTTATCTCTATGTTAGATGGTGCAATGAATGGGTTTGGTAAACGCAAAGAATGGAAGCACCGCGGTATTGTGCCGCGTGTAAGAAATGTTATTAAATCTATTGTAGATAAAAGTGGTTTACTATTTAATAAGCCACCACAGCTTAATATTATTACAGGTGTCAATAATGAACCTGTGGTAGACCCAGTTTATCAAGAAATGTTAGAGAATGCAGACTGGAATGAAGTAATGCAAAATATTGATGTATATACACGCTTATGTGGCTCAACTATCGTCTTACAACAATTATCTGTTCCTGATGGAACCACTACACAGAATGGTCAATATCGCTTTGATTATACTCGTGGTGATCAACTATTATTCACAATCTTACATTATGGTAATACTGTTGTAAAGATGAATGAAGCACGAACAAAGATTACAGAACTTGCTTATATTTTAGACGATATTTCCTATGATTTAGATAAAGGTTATAGCAATCGCCCAAAGAATTGGTCTTATTGTGTATGGACACCAGAAGAAATTATTGAAATTCAAGTAAATGAACAAAATGATTCGCGTTATAGTAGTAATCAACAAAATATTGAAACTGTTATTAGTCGTGAACCTAATCCTTATGGAATAGTTCCAGCATCATTCTTCTATGATACTCGTAAGCCACGCAAAGACTTTTGGGTTCGCCCTTCTGAAGATCTTATTGCATTACAAGAAGTTGTAAATTTAGCATTAACTGATACAGAGTTTGCTATTGCATTCCAAAAGCAAAAGACTTTGTTTATTACTGGTGATCTTATTAATGATGATAATAATGCAGGTGATCAACTTATTCCAGCAGCACAATTAGGTAATAGCCCAGGTGGTGCAATCTATAATGATATTCCGTTCTATCAAACACGCAAACAATCTATGTTGGGTGGATTAGGTAGTATTGCTAAATTAGGATTAGATGGTGGTGGAACTGCTGGTAAAGCAGAGTTTGTTGGTCCAGACACAGATTTAGCAGCATTAGATACTATCATCACTAATTATGTGCAAGCAGTTGCTAATGATTGGTCTGTCAACTTAAACTATGGTGGTGGCGGTAAAGCAAACAGTGGATTCCAATTAGTTGTGGAAGAATTAAACAATCTTCAATTGCGTGATATGCGTGCACAGATGATGCAATCGAGTTTGCGTCGTTTCTATGAGATTACAAAGGTTATCTATCCAGGACAACTTACTGATGGATATTTACAAGCAGAATTTGCACCACCTAATCTACCAGTCAATCTAATGGAACAAGAGAATATTTGGACATTGCGTATTGATAATAATCGTGCTTCTATTAAAGATTACTTTATGGAAGAAAAAGGTTTAACAGAACAAGAAGCAGATGCTAAGATTGCAGAAGTAATGGAGATTAATGCTAAGACTAATGTAGGATTACCATCAGCAGTTGCACCACCCAAGGCACCAGAACCACAGACAGGAACATCAACCAATGGCATTCCTAATGCTTAAGAGGATAAATAAAGAATATAGATAGTCTATATATGCTATGGATTTAGCATTATGTTATGGAGATAACACAAAATGGAAGAAAATAAAGTAGAAGATACAAAAGTTGAAGGTTCACAGGAACAACAAATTGATTGGAAGGCTAAGGCTGCAGAGTTAGAAGCGGAGGCAACTAAACAACGCAATATTAATAAACAATTAATTACCGAAAGAGATTCATCCAAGAAAGCAACAGTAAAGAAGGAAGATCCAAAAGATAATCCAGAGGTTACCGAATATCTTAAGAATCAATTGGAGGAAGTTAGTTCTAAAATTAGTAAGTATGCAGAAAAGGCTAAGGCAGGTGCTATTGCATCAGCAGCAACATCTAAACTTACTGCAATGGGTATTAATGGTGATGCAATCGAACTTGCTATTAAACAATTAGATAAATCACTCATTGAATATGATGAAGACACCGAATCAGTGGATGATACAGCATTATCAGCAGCAGTTTCTAAACTTAAGAGCAAATATGGGTTTCTATTCGAGACTCGTGTAGGTACAACTAAAGCAAGAATGGCAGCAGATGGTTCTTCAAAAGCAAATGGTAATCTTATTTCCATAGATGAATGGGCATCTATGTCATCTAAGGATCAAAGAATTGCTATTAAAGCGGGGCGTAGGCTCGTCGGGTAAAGATAAAAGATAAATAAAGCGTAGCAGAGATGTTACGCTTTTTTATTGGATAAACTTATGACACAATATTATACTTATTTGTATAGAGATATAGATGGTACACCGATTTATGTAGGTAAAGGATGCGATAAACGAGCATGGAGTCATAATAAATCGCGTTCTCGATTGGGTAATACATTACGCAAACGATTCAGAGACGGGGCTTCGTTGCAGCCTATTATTTTTAATCAGGCAGATGAGCAAACTGCCTTAGATATGGAAGTGTTTTGGATTGCATTTTATGGCAGAGAAGATTTAGGCAAAGGCACACTATTCAACTTAACCGCTGGCGGCGAAGGTATTAGTGGATATAAACATACACAATCTTTTATCGATAGTAGAAAAGGTTTACCTTCACCTAACAAAGGTAAACCGGGGCATAAATGCACAGAGAATACTAAAGAGTTATTAAGAGAGGCTCGTAAACTACAAATAGTATTACCAGAAACAAATGCTAAAATATCGGCAAAACTTAAAGGTGTAGCCAAACCACCTCGATCATCCGAACATAGTGCAGCCAGAAAAGGCAGTGTTCCCTGGAATAAGGGATTAACAGGGTTAAAATATAATACAAAACCCAACAATGTCAAATAACATAAATACTATTGCAATCATTATATCTGTTAAATTCTTACAGAATATAAATAACATTGTAGGTATACATATTTCGAAATATAAATACAGAACATAATATTCTTAAGGAGTTATAAATTATGGCAAATATTCAGGGCGGCACAAACTATGCAGGTGCAGGTGCCACAACACTATCGGCTCTTATCCCGATTATCTATGAAGCACGCGACCGTGTCGCTCGTGAACAAATTGGTTTGATCACAGCAGCAACTCGTGATGCATCTGAAGCACAGGCAGCAGTTGGACAAACTGTTCGTTCACCAGTAACACAGCCAGTTGGATTGACTGCAATTGCACCATCCAATGTTGTGCCTAACACAGGTGGTCAGACAATCCTTTACAAAGATTTGGTTATTGCTAATTCATATGCTGCACCAATTCAGTGGACAGGTGAAGAACAACGCGCTGTTGGTAGTAACTTCGAAGTTATCTTCCGTGATCAGTTTACACAAGCATTCAGAACATTGGACAACACAATCGAAGCATCTTTGGTTGCTACAATGCTTAATGGTGGTTCATCTCGTGCTACAGGTGCAGCAGGCACAAGCCCATTCAACACAGTTGGTGATTTTAGCGACTTTGCTAATGCACATCTTATTTTAGATAACAATGGTGCACCAGAAGATGACCGTAGAATTATCATGGGCTTTGCTGCATATGCAAATATGACAGGTAAACAAAGTTCGCTTTGGAAGGCTAATGAAGCTGGAACAGATGCATTCTTACGCAAGGGTATCATCAATGAAGTGCTTAACTTAAAGTTCCACAAGTCCGCACAAATTGATAAGAATGCACACACAAAGGGCACTGGTGCTGCTACATATGCATCTGATGGCACTGGTTCTGTTGGTGGAACTGCTTATGCTGTTGGCGAAACTGCAATTAAGTTGAAGACAGGTTCTGGCACAGTGGTTGCTGGTGACATTGTTACTTTTGCTGGTGATGCAAATGTATATGTTGTTGTTTCTGGTGTTACTGCTGCCGGTCAAGTTATGACTATTGCTGCACCTGGTTTGCAACAAACACTTGCTGATGCAGTTACAATGACTGTTGGTAACAACTATAAGGGTAACATGGTATTGCACCCAACTGCACTTATGCTTGCAACTCGTGCACCAATTATGCCAGCCGGTGGTGATGCTGCTGCTGCTGTTGAATTAGTATACGATGAGGTTTCTGGAATCTCTTATCAGGTTGCAGAATACAAAGTATATCGTCAGGTTCACTATGAAGTTGGTGCTGCATGGGGTTCGTTGGCTAACAAGCCAGAGTTTGCTGCATTGCTATTAGGTTAATCCCTAATTGACTCATTAGAATAGGGGCTTCGGTCCCTATTTTGCTTTGTATAAATATAAGAAGAGGAGCACACTATTATGACTACAGAATTTCCCGGCATTACAATGGTAGTTGAAACTGGAGCAGGGTTAACTAACGCTAATTCATATGTTGATCTAACATATGCAACAAATTACCATATTCAATTTGGTAATAAAGCATGGACACAGCTTACCGATATATCTAAGCAACAGGAAGCATTAATTCAAGCAACACAGAGTATTGATATTTTATATGGACAAGAATTTTATAGTATCCCGCGTAGTCAAGGTATTAGTCAACAATATCCACAACAGGCATATTTGCAGGCATTATTGTTTCCACGATTCACAATGGTTATCAATCAGATACAAGTTTTACAAACAGGTTATATTCCCGATCAATTAAAGAAGGCAGTATGTGAAGTTGCATTAATGTATATTAATGGTGTAGATATTTTCCCACAGCCAAATCTATTGAAGTTTACTACAAATAAACAAATTAAGGCCGGCAGCACAGGCATTAGCACTACATATGGCCGCGATATTGATACAGAACGCTATACAGGATTTTGGAAGGTAGAAAAGATTATCTATCCATTATTGAAGAAGAGTAGTAACCCGACTTATCTAAGTCTTTAAGGAGATAATATGACAACAAAATCAACCAATACGCATATAGTCGATTGGAGGAAAGGTGCAGTTGCATCCCAATTAACTACAGAAAATGCTGCATTAATGGCAGAACCTATTCCAGAATATAAAGGCACATTCAATGGTGATGTATTAGCAAATAACATTAATGCATACTCTATTAGTTGTAATGAAATTACAATGAGTGCAATTGATGGAGTGAATGCAGGTGATGCATCAGCAGGCCAGGCACAATTAGTAATTGGCCCCGGTGCAGTTGTTATTAATACAACAAATGTTAGGGCAGATTCATTAATTTTTGTATCACACGCAGATGCAATGGGTTCAGCGGCTCTATATACATTATCATCTGATATTGTTCCTGGCGTAAGTTTTATTGTAAAGAGTAATGCAGGTGGTGGTAATGCAGATAAATTTAACTGGTTAATTATAAATAGGACTTAATATGTCGGCAGAATCAATGTCATTTAGAAAAGATATTAATGATGTTATTGCATTATTAGGCGAGCCATTCACTTGCAGTCGTGGAACTAAAATATTAGCACATCTAAAAGGGACTGCTGATAAACAATTCTTACGCAATATTGATAATGGTGGTCCATCACCTATGTCATCAGATGCAAGAACAATAACTATCCAATATAGTGCAAAATATGTCCCCGAACTATTCGATGTATTAACAGATTCACATAAGCATATCTATAGCGTAGTTGATGTTAATACAATTAGAATGGAAGACACAACCATTTGCTATACCTTAACTATTACATAATGTCTAATACAAACGAAACTATTGCTAATGATTTTGCTAAGAAGATGGATACATTCATGGCAGAATTTATGAATGAATTTATGCGTAGGGTGGCTGCAAGAACACCAGTTAAAACAGGTGCTGCACAACAAGGATATTATATCGAGAAAGATAATGATGTATATTATCTAAAAAATACACAAGATTATATTGTATATTTAGAATTGGGCACAGAATATATTAAGCCACATGCAATGATTCAGACTACGATGTTAGAAGCAGATGATATTATTGCTATTGCAAAACAGAAGGCGGGAATTGAATGAGTCAATCATACACATCTATACAACAAATATTTGATACAATATTAAAGACTACCACTGGTTTACCTACATTTACACAAGAAAATATTAAATCACAGGTAACTGCAACTAAACCATGGTGTCGTTCGACTTTACTGCCAGCACAAACTCAAGTTATCGGGATTGGTCAAGTTGGATTAAGAATGGACCAAGGTCTTTACCAGGTAGATTTATTTTATCCACAAAATAGTGGTAACATTGATGCTGCAACTATGGCAGATTTAATAATGAGCAAATATAAGCGTGGCACATATTATACAGGTGGGTCAACTAAAGTATTAGTAGATAAAGTCTATAGACTACCTTCAAGTTCTCTCACCCAGGCCACTTTTTATCATCTACCTATTGTTGTATCATGGCAATATTACGATAATGCATAATGGATTATGCTAAGATATATGATCAACTTATAAAGCGTGCTGAATATAGGCATACTTATGGTTATACCGAAAGGCATCATATAGTCCCACGCAGTTGTGGTGGAGAAGATAACTTAGATAATTTAGTTAGTTTAACAATAAGAGAACATTATTTGGCCCACTTGTTGTTATATAAGATGGGCTTCTTAAATCAGATATTTAGTGTTGAATGTTTCCTAATCGATTCACTTAATTGTGAACATAGACGATACAAAGTAATTAAATATAAGAGATGGATTAGAAGAGCAATTGCAAAACAACGAGCATTTAATCAACGGAAGGCATTTAGAAATAGACATTTGCTAAATATATGAGTATGCTAAATATTAACACATACAATGTTTGGCCAAAACATTAATTTTATAAGGAATAATATATTATGACAATCGCAGTAGGTAGTCGCAGTGCCATTGGTGCAGTAGTTGAAACAGTATTTGGAACAACACCAGCTACACCAGCACTCTTAGACATTCCATTCACAGGTTTTACCGTAAATACAGTTCATGACAAGTATTTAGATCAGTCTATTCAGGGTGATAGAATGTATCGCCCATCGGTAACAGGTAATACACACATCGGTGGCGATATTGATGTTGCTTATAGTCCACTTAACTTTGATTCATTCTTAGAATCAATGATGAGTAATGTATTCAACACTAATGTCCTGAAGATTGGTAATACACGCAAATCGTTTACAATCGAACATGCACAATTAGACATTGCACAGTTTTTCCAATATAATGGTATGATTGTTGATAAACTTCAACTTAAACTTGCTACTAACGGTATTGTTACTGCTAAGTTTACCTTTGTTGGTAAAGATAGTCCTACTGTTACTACAGTCTCAGTTGATACAACTGCAGGTACAGGTCCCGGTGGTTTCTATACCGCTGCACAAGTTGCTTTACCATTTGTTCATAACGGCGGTACATTTAAGGAAGGTGGAACAGCATTTGCTTCATTTATGTCTTTAGATATTACCATCGAAAATAAAACAACAAGTAACTTTGCATTAGGCTCTAATACAATCCGTGATTTTAGCCAGAACTTCTTAGAAATTACTGGAACAGCACAGGTTTATTTAGAAGATGCAGTTATGTATAATAAGTTTATCAATAGCACATCGACTACATTAGATTTTACACTGAACAATAGCACAAACTCACATGAATTTCTAATTCCTAATGTGCGTTACCATGGTGCTGCTAAGACAGTGCAAGGTAATGGTCCGGTTGTTATGTCAATGCCATTTGTCGGTTTTTATGATTCAACAAGTGCTTCTAATATTGTTGTAACACGCACTTAATCTACATTAAGAAAAGATATGGCCCTTCGGGGCCTATTTTTTTGATAAATAGTTTTGTAGTCATTTACACTTAAGGAGAAACTTATGACAAAGAAAACAGTAAGTATTATGGATCTATTTGCAAAGGTTAGCGAATTGGAACTTATGGGCGAACAACAAGAAATTGGTAAGACACCTGGTGGTCAACCCATCTATGAATTTGTTAATCCAACTGGAGTTAAACTTAAAGTAGTCGGAACCGATAGTAAACAATATAGAGAAGCAGAGAGAAAGATGTTACCCTATGCTGGTAAGAAACTTACTGACCTAAAGCCGGAAGAATTAGAGAAGATTGCTGCATTGAAGAGAGACATGGTAGTATCATTTATTGTTGGTTGGGACAATGATGAGGCATTTGGTGCCCCTTATAGTCCCGAATATGCAAAAGAATTATTCACTAAGCCAGAAGCAAATATGATAATGGAACAAGTGGAGGCGTTCGCTCAAGAGCGTGCTAACTTTTTTCGACCAAGCAAAAAATAATACACAGATCTATATAAGCAACTATATAATTCTTAATTATCCAACTAAGCAAGGTTCTCTGGCACAACAATTGGAGTTTATTAAAAAATTAGGTAAATCTATACCCACTATACTTAATGGTAAAGATATTCCCACACAAATAGAATTAAATGCATATGAGCAATGGATTTATATTCAATGGCAAGAAGTAGGAAGGTCTCGTATAAATATAGATAGTGGGCCACAACCGATAAGTGATAGTAATATTAAAGACTATATGTCTATTATGGAAGAGGATTTACGCTATATTGATATTAGAATAATAAAGGATATTGATAAAGCATATTTAGATGAACTTGCACACCAACAAGAACTGAATAATAAGGAATAATATAAGATGGCAAATGCAATTTTTGATGCACTATTTAAGGTAGACCACAGTCAGGTAGATAAAGGCACTGAGGCAGTTAAAAAGATGGGTAAGGAAACTGACCATGCTGCTGAGGCTGGCGAACATCTGGAAACTATCTTTGCAGGCATGGGTGGTGCTGTCGGTGAAGCAGTAGAACATATCAGTAGATTCAATAATACCATTGGTAAGATGTTAGAATCAATGGAGCATTTGGCCACCCTTAATGTTAAAACAATTAGTGGCTTAGGTGAAATTGGGTCAGCATTGCTTGCTGGGACTGCCGCTGCCGCTGCATTTGCAGTTGTATTAGGTGCGGTCGGTATTGCAATGGCATTTGAATGGGCCGAAAAGATTGAACAGGCTAATAATTTAGGTGTTGCATTTGGTTATAGTGCCACTCAGGCAATGTTAATGCAAATGGCAGCACAAAAGGCTGGTTCTTCATTAGAGGCAGTCGAGGGAGTATATACTAAAGTTGCTAAAGCAGCATGGAATGCAAATGATCCACTTAAAGGAACGGGTGCTGCATTCCATCAATTAGGATTAGAAGTTAAAGATCACAATGGTGTCCTAAAATCCGCAACCGAATTAACAGAGGAAGCAATTCACTCATGGGAGCATGGCACACAATCAACAGCCGATTTTGCTGCCATGACACAGGTATTGGGTAAGGGTTGGGAAAAGAATCTACCAGCATTAGAAGCAATTAATGATGCACAAAAAACATCTAATGAATTAACTGCTGAAGGGATTGGTATTAGCACAGAAAGTATTCACGCAGTTGAAGAGAATACAAAAGCAAATACAAGAATGCACGGTATTATGTCCGATGTTGGTTCTAAGCTCGTTGAAATTGTTGTTCCAGCCTTTACAAACTTAGTTCAGTGGTTTAATCGTTCATACGAATCAGGCGGATTAGTTGCGGGTGTATTTGGTGCAATTGAAGGAGCAACATGGTTACTTATGGTTGCTATTAAAGTATTAATGACATTGCTTCAATCATTAGATCTTATCATGACTGCTGTCGGTAAAGCAATAGGTGCTGTTGCTGCTTCGCTCATGATGTTAGCAAATAGAGATTTAACTGGTGCTAAGAATGTGTGGGTTGAATATTTCGCAGACATTAAGAAAAGTGCAGAAGATACTGGCACAAGTATTGCACATCTATGGGAAGCACATGATGGTCATACTGTTGCAGCAAATAAATCTGGTAATAAGAGCAATGGCGGTGGCGACACCAAACAAGTAGTAGTTAAGGGTGCGGTCGGTGAAGCAACCGATATGTATCTTAAATATCTTACTACTTTAGAGAAGGTATTGGAGAGAGAACAGCACTTAAATGAAGAACAAAAGGCGGGCGAACAATTAAAGCGTCTCGATATTGAATTTGCAAAAGAGAAAGCAAAGATTGAAGAAGAGAATAATAAGATTGCAAAAGACGGTGGCACATTAAAGGCCACATATTCTACTGCGGAATTAGAACGCATTGCAAAAGAAATTGCTGCTATTAAAGAAAAATCTAAGGCAATCGACGAGCAAACAAGACAGAATTTAGTATCGATTGAACTTACTAAGAAACTCAATGATACTGCATTTAGTTATAATCAATCGATTATTGACGAAATTCATCATAAGCACATGGCCGTAGAAGCAATTAAAGAAGAAGCAGAGATTAGAAAGATTGAAAAAGCAACATTAGATACAATTACTAAACTCAAGCAAGATAATATTTGGACAATCGATGCCGAAACTGCTGCTTATCAGAAACAAGCAGATGCTATTGCTAAGGTTCACAAATCAACACAGACATTAATCGATGCAAACAAAGATTGGTTGAACAATGGTATAGATGGGTTTGTGACTGGATTAGGCACAATGGAAAAGGGTTTAGAGAAGATTACCACAACCGGTCTACAAAACTTTAGTGATACATTATATTCACTTATCACAACAGGTAAGAATGGATTTGCTGGTATGGTTAGTAGTATGTTAGATCAGATTGCTAAACTTATATTCCAAATCATGGTTGTAACCCCAATGATTAATGCAATGAAGGCTGCAATGAATAGTAGCGGGGGTATTGGTGGGCTATTTAGCGGTTTATTTGGCGGGGGTGGTGCAGCAAGTTCTGGTGCAGGAGCAGCAGTTGATGCATCTGTCGTAATGGCTGCTGAAGGTGCAGTAATTGGTGCAAATGGTAACAATGGACAATCTATTTTAGTTGGGGAGCGTGGCCCAGAACGATGGACACCCAAAGGAGCAGGCACTATTACCCCAACTAATCAACTAAGTTCAGGTAGCACAGGTTCAATGAACATTGTGAATAATATCACAATAACTTCACAGGGCGATAATAGTAAGCCAGAAGATCAACAGAAACTTGCAAGAACAATTGTAACCATGATTGATCAACGCTTTAATGATAATATGGCTAAGGCAAATCGCCCAGGTGGAAGTAATAATAAAGTAAGTATGCAAATAGGATAAAAAATATGCCAGCAACATTTCCGGGAGTTGTGCCTTCACAAAACACAACAAAATCAATTGAACAGAATATGGTTGAAGTAGTAATGGGTAACGGTTATCTACAGCGTGTTCCAAATGGAATTAACTTTTTGCGTGATCATATTAGTATCGAATGGCAGAATCTAAACCAAACTGATACTAATACAGTAAACAGTTTCTTAGATTCATTAGAAACAGGTGATTACTTTACATGGACAAGTCCATTTGATACTGTGAGTAAGAAATACATATTAGAAGGGCCACGAAGTATTAATGCAATGGCAGGTAGTATATATACGATTCAACAGAAAGTTAAACAAGTATGGTTATGATAACTCACATATCTCTAAGAGATGTTTGTGAATGTGCTATGTGAGAGAAAAGAATATATAATATTATAGTGCAGTCTCCCCCACTACCCATGTATATAACAAGTCCAAATTACAATTAAATTAACCAGGAATAAATTAGATGACTACATTAAAACAAGAATTGAATACAATGAATCCAAGCCCTTATTGGGAAGGATTCATTATTGACCTTACTGCATTAGGTTCATCTGTATTTAGATTTACTAATGCAAGCGATTCAGCAGTGGGATTTGGATCTTTTGGGACATTTATACCATTCCCTATTAAAGGGACTAACTTTGAAGTAACAAGTGATCAACCACCACGCCCAAAGTTAGCAGTATCTAATGTCACAAAGGTTGTTCAGCCATATGTTCAGTCGCTTAGCGATATGGTGCGGGGCAAGGTTACTCGTGTCAGAACACTTGCAAAGTTTTTAGATAACGGAACCACACCTGATTCGACCCAATATCTACCATTAGAGGTTTATTATATTGAACAAAAGACTAAACATGATAAATTTACTATTGAATGGACACTTGCAACTGCATTAGATTTACCATTTATTAAAATACCTAATAGTCAGGTATTAAAAGATGACACAGGTGGTAATAATATGTATGCACCCGGCCTATCAACCGTAAGGTTCCGCGGATAATGACTACTGCAACTAATTACATTTCTAATTGGCAAGATGTTATTGATCATATGTTAAAGGTTTATCCTGAAGAAGGATGTGGCATTGTGACCGATGATAACCTCTTTATTGCATATGATAATATTGCTGATGATAAACTTCGATCATTTAGTATCGATCCGATGGCACTTGTAGAGAATAAAGTTAAGGCAATTATTCATAGTCACCCATATGACCCAGATAAACCGCCCACAGAAGATCCACGCATACCATCTAAAGCAGACATGCAAGGGCAAATAGATACAGCAGTAGAATGGGGAATTGTTATTACTGAAGGCGAGAATGTAACTATACCATTTTGGTTCGGCGATAGATCACACAGGCCATCATTAATGGATAGAGAATTTATTCATAGCTCACAGGACTGTTTAGCGTTCATGACAGATTGGATGTATAAAGAATATAATATTGATCTACCATATTATCCCCGTGATTTTGACTGGTTCTTAGATTATACAAGAGATGATGGCACTAAACATATTCCAGAGAACTTATTAGAAGAACAGGCACAGGCATGGCAGGCAATTGATATTACTTCTGAACCCCGTAAGCGTGGCGATGTTGTATTTTATAAGATACGATCACCGGTAGTAAACCACTGTGGTGTTATGTTAGATGAAAATACAGTTGCACATCATATGTTTGGTAGATTCCCTGTGCAAGAACCTTATGCAATTTGGGATAAATATGTTGTGAAACGATATAAACTTAAGGAATTAAAATAATGGAGCGAGCAATATATTTACATGGTGATTTGGCTAAGAAATATGGCAAAGAACCTATTATGATTACAGCAGAAACTACATTGCTTGTTATGCAAGGATTATTCTGTAAACTCGGCCAGAAATTCAAGGAACGCATCCGCAATGGTAAATTTCATGTATATAAAGGTAAGCGTAATAAGAAAGATGATATGGGCGAAAATGAAGTTGCATTCACATTGGGTAATACAAAAGAAATTCATTTGGTTCCCGTAATTGAAGGTAAATCCGCAGTGGCACGAATTATCATTGGTGTTGTTCTTATTGTTATTGGATATTTCTTTCCAGTGCTTGCACCATATTTGTATCCAATGGGTGCATCACTTATATTTGGTGGTGTTGCAGAATTACTTGCACCTAAACCACAGTTAAGTGCACCAACAACACAAGCAGGCCAAAACCCATCCTTTATTTTTAATGGAACAGTTAATGTAACTGAACAGGGCGGCCCTGTTCCTGTTATTTTAGGTAGAATGCGTAGAGCAAGTTGTGTGGTATTATCCGCAGGACTTACAGTTGAGAATGTTCCACTATGAATATTAATGATACAAACGGTCTATTTGGTGAATCACTTCAGTCTATTTATGGAGAAGGTGGAGGTGGTGGAGGATGTTTTCCAGCAGGTGTTAAGATTAATACGCCGACTGGTTATAAATCAATTGAAACATTAATTGTTGGCGATGAAGTATATGCATTCGATATTAGTTCATTAGAACCAGATGAATTAAATATGCCAGGCGAAGTTTGCATTAAGCAAGTTACAGCAACATATATTCACACATTCGGCGAAGTTGGATATACATCACCATTACTTATTATTACGCATGAAAAAGGTATTCTTAATGTAACCGGTAACCATTATATTTTAACACCAAGTAAACAGTCGGTTAATGCAGACAAAGGGTTTGCATTGGCATCCGAATTGGCAGTCGGTGATGTTTTATACACAGAATATGGCGAAAAAACAACCATACTAAGCATTGATGCAGGAGTAGAATACGACTATGTTTACAATCTCGAAGTTGCTGATGTTCATGCTTATGTTGCTGATAAGATTCGGGTTCACAATGGTGGCGGTGGCGGTAAGAGTAGCCCGCGTGCTGCTGTCCAAGCACCCAATACAGTAAGAACTAATCAGATAGCCCGTGTATTGAATTTAGTTAGTGAAGGCGAAACATTTGGGCCATGGAATACAAGTCATCCAGCACAATCCATCTTCTTCGATAATACACCATTACAGAATAGCGATTTATCTTATAATTATACAAATATTACTGTTGATACAAGAGTGGGACAGCCATCACAATCTGTTATCACAGGATTTAGTGCAGTCGAAGCAGAGTCGATTATTAATATTGCAGTAACAACAGTATCACCTGTTACAGAAACAGTTGCAAGTGGTATTAATGCTGTGCGTGTTACATTAGAATTTAATGCAGGATTACAACAAATTGATGCAAGCACCGGTGATGCAAGCGGAACAAGTGTAAACTTCACTTTGTATACCAGAGTAACTGCCGGAACATGGGCTGCAATAGTGAGTCCTACTATCACAGAAATGAGTGGTGGTCCATTCCAGGTTGCATATAGATTACAAAATCCGGGAACAGGTGGATGGGAATTTAAGGTTGTTAGAAATACAGCAGATAGTTCATCTAATTATCTTATTAATGCACTTAAACTAAAATCTTTTACCAATATTCAGGAAGTTGCATTACCATATAATGACCGAGCACTTTATGCATTAACTGTTGGCGCCGATTCAACAAATAACCAAATCCCAACAATGGCAGCAGACTGGGGTGGGATTCTTTGTTCTGTTCCATCTAATTATAATGCATCGACTAAGGTATATACTGGATCATGGGGTGGTGCATTTGCATCAACTAAAGTATGGACTAATAATCCGGTTTGGTTATTGTTAGAGCTTATTAAGAATAGTCGATATGGATTGGGTAGTTATATTGATACAAGCCAGATTGATGTATTTAGTTTCTATAATGCAGCAGTATATTGTGATGCGTTAGTCGATGATGGTAAGGGCACCGGCACATTCGAAAATAGATTTACATTCGATGCACAATTAATGGTTCGCGATGATGCATGGAAGACATTACAGGCAATTGCATCTACATTCCGTGCAATGCTTTATATTCATAATGGATATATCCGTTTAAGTCAGGATAGACCTACTACCTACACACGAATTTTAGGTAATTCTCAAGTGTTAAATGGTATGTTCACTTATAGTGCATCCGATGGTCGCACACGCTTTACTGCGTGTAATGCAACTTATTCAGATATTACAGACAATTGCTTACCAAAGACAATTACAGAGACTGCAAGTAGTGCAAATATTACACGCTATGGTTATACTACCTCTGAAATTGTATCATATGGTGCAACTACTGAAGGACAGGCACGCAGAGATGCAAGATGGGTAGTTGATACAAGTATTAATAATACAGAATTTGTTGAATGTCAGGTCGGCCCACAATATGCAGACTTTGAACCGGGCGAAGTGTTCAATGTAATGGATGTGGATTATGCACAGGTAACACAGGAAGGCCGATTAATTAGTGCAAGTGGCACAACTTTAGTATTAGATGAACCTGTTACTATTACAACTGGCACATGGACAATTGATTGTATATCATCTGATGGTTCTTCAATTGAAACAAGAACCATCACAACTGGTGCAGGAACAACTGCAACTATTAGCATTAGTGCATCTATTTCGGGTGGTGCAGGAACAGCATTTGTTATCAGTGGTGCTATTAGTCCACGCCCGTTCCGTTGTATATCGATGGTGGAAATTCAACCACTTATCTACACAATTCGTGGTGTTCAATATGATCCGACAAAATATGCACGCATTGAGACTGGAGTTATCCTACCATCACCTGTGTATTGGGCACAACCTAAACTTATTTCGATTAATTCGCCGACTAATTTAATTGTAACCCCACAAACATCGACTGACCCTAATAGTATTGTTAAGCGTTATTTGATGCTAAGTTGGACTGCACCAGCAGATCAGAGTGCAACTTCATATAGAGTAAGTTGGAAGAAAGATAATGGTATTACAATGACACAAACTTGTGTTATTCCATCGACACGGATTGATGCAACGCTGGGTGGCGTTTATACATTCTATATCAATGCTATAAATGCAGTGGGGGTAACTTCACCTACACTTAATAGTTCTTATACATTAGACATGTCACCGGGCACTGGTAGCGGTATCGGTGTTCCAACCGGTTTAACTTTTACAGGAACAAGTTCATTACACACATCATGGACACCGCCGGCAAATACTGTAGGTTTTATATTGCAAGATTATAAAGTCGAATTGGTCGTACCGGGTGGTGCATTATTTAAGACATTTTATACACTTAATCCGTTCTTCGATTATAGCTATGATGATAATGTAAGAGATGGCGGCCCCAGAAATAGTATTAAAGTTAATGTATATGCACGAGATACCTATAATAAGACCGGCAGTGCCGTTACAGGAACATGGAGTGCATTAAGTGGTGCATCTATTAGTGCATTACAGGTTCGTGGTGGCGGCACAATATTCTCAACATTAGATTTAGATGTTGTGTGGACTTGCTTAAATGGTGCATCAACTGATTTTACAACTGACCCAACATTCGGGTGGTATGAGGTTGATATTTATAATGGTGCAACTAAGGTTCGTGGTGAACAGGTATATCAGCCTACCTATCAATATACATTCCAAAATAATGTGAAGGATAATGGACAAGGAACACCGCTCAATAGTATTATTATTAAGATTACCGCATATAGTAATTTAGGTGTGCCATCGGCAACTGCTACAAACACATTTACACCAGCAGCACCACCCACAGTAACTGCATTATATGTTAAAGGAACAACCGGAACAACATTTAACCAAAGCGATTTGGAATTGGTGTGGACTTGTGTGGATGGTGCAGGTGCTGATTTTACTAAGAGCAATATGTTCAGCAATTATCGTGTGCGTGCATATAATGGTGCAACACTTAAACGAACAGATAGTTCATTAGTTGCAACATATGTATATGATTATTTTAAGAATACAACCGATAATACAACTGCATTTAGAACACCGGGCATCGAAGTTGCAGCAGTAAATGTATATAATGTAGTAGGCACTGTTGATAATTCGACATTCAGCAATCCAACACCAGGTGCACCTAACATTACTACTACTGTTGGATATGATTATCTATTCATTAATGCAGTAAGACAAAGTGCAGATGTGGATGTTGTTGGGTATGAATACCATATTAGCACTACAAGCGGATTTACACCAAGCGGATCGGTTGCGGGAACTGGAACATGTTTTTACACAGGCCCAAACAGTTCGATTAGTTATCCAGTTGCAGTGGCAGGCACAACATACTATGTTAAAGTTGCTTGTTATGATGGTTTTGGTAATACAGGATTAAGTTATTCGACACAAACAAGCGGTGCAACTGCATTACCTGTTACATTCAATGATTATGTATTTCCTGGATTCACATTTACACCTAATACACCATCAACAAATAGTATTAGTTGGAGTGCCGGCACTGCACAGAAGACAGGGGGAACCGGATCACCAGCAACATATTCTGTAAGTGCAGGTAATGCAGCATGGACAAGTGGTTCATTATATGTATATTGGGACGAAACAACCGCCCCAACCACATTACACACAACTACATCTATCACAACTGCAACAGGAACACAAAAGCGTATATTAGCAGTGTATACCGGTGGAACATCTATTAGCCCAGCTAATGGTAAGATTATCATTGATGGGACAACACAGATATTTCCAGGAACTATTAGTGCACCATCATTAGTAACAGGTAGTGCGGTTATTACAAATGCTGCACAAATGGGTAGTGCCACTATTGCAACTGCTGCTATTCAGAATTTAGCAGTTACGAATGCACAGATTAATGATTTAACCGTAAATAGTATTAAACTTGCAAACGGATGCATTAGTGATACACGCTTTTTTGTTAGCAATGCAAGTGTAACATTAGCAAGTAGTAGTGGTGTTGGATCGACAACAATATCACCGTATATAGTTGCATCATTAGTTGTTACTGCACCTAATCCAACAGGATTAACAGGACCATTTCCGACATTTATATCGGCTAACTTATCAACCAACACACGAGTAAATGGTGCTGTTGCAGTATCATCATTTAGTAATGGTGGTATTAATAATGGAACAGTTACATTAACATCGACACTTAATGTGGTGGGCACACCAAATTGGCAATTAGTTATTATCAGAAATTCCGATAGTGCTGTAATCGGCTCAACTGCAATCGTGCCCAATGGTTCCGGTGCAGTTGTGGGTAATTCAACAGCATCGGCATTTAATAACGGTGGTGTTAATAGTGGAACAGTTAATATCAGTAATGTAGTAAATGTGAATGGTGGTGGAGGACTAAACCAGTTATTCCTATCAGCAAATTTATCACCCGGTGTTGCATATACAATACAGATTATTGCTTCTGGCACATTAGTAATTTCTACTAATAGTAGCTCAACCCCATGTTCTATTACTGCTGATACACGCGAGATTTATTATCAGTGTTTGTTAAGGTAAATATAAGATGACATTTAATTATTATAATATAGCAGATAATACAACAGGTGTAATAGTTTCTCAAGTAGCGGTGGATTTAGATAATGATGCAAATGCGTTAACTAATAATACACCACCCGGAACTACTGCATATACCGGATTGCAAACAGATACAGCAGATACATTTTATTATGTAGCAGGTGTAAAAACTGCACGACCCTTATTCAGCACAGCAGGTTCGTGGAATACTTTAGCAATAACTGCTAATGGAACTTCAACGGCAACATTTAGTGCAAGTTTACCTAATCCAACAAATATTTACATTGTTGTTCCATTGGGTTTAGATATACCAGCACCGATTACAGAAACATCGGGGTCATTTTCGCTTAATACAACTATTGCAGGTTCGTATGTAATTACATTTGATGCATTTCCTTATCAACAAGCAGTTTACACAGTGGTAGCAACATAATGAGCACATTAGCAATACGACCAAGGGCCCCGGCAAAATTAACTGGATTAACTGCAACTAATGCAGTCGGTGGCACAACATTAAAATGGAATGCAAGCCCATTTATCAGCGATCAGTATGAAGTTTGGTATAATACATCCAATACAACAAGCGGTGCAACTAAACTTGCAACCATCGAGGCTAATCACTATACTGCCACAAATCTATCAACTGCAAATACATATTACTTTTGGGTAAGAACAATTAATGCAGTCGGCACAGTTGGACCATTTACAACACCATGGAATTATGGATCTAACTTCAATACATTTTATGCTGAGATTTATGAAGTAACATCAAGTGGAACTGTTACAACCTCAATTAATTATTTACAATGTCAGGTCTGGTATACAACAAGTGGTGGTATAGCAACTTCGGTTGGCCCATCCTATTTTACTTCGACTATAACAGACAGAGGCCTACCATATGGCGTAACTGTCTGGACTAACCCGGATTATGCAAGGGTAAATGATAGTAATTTTGCAGTTTGCACAGCAACATATGATTCGACTAACTTACGGTTTACTATGGCAGATTTAGGTGTGCCATCGGATGCAACTGTTACAGGTATTCAGTTTACGCTAAATGGTAAAACAACTGATTATACAGTTGATCAATTATATGTTTATCTTACAAACGAAATAAATGGTAGCACGGCTGCATTCACTTTCCCATCCTATACTGCAAATAATACTGCACAAAGTTTAGTATATGGTGGTAGCACAAACGATTTTGGGTTATCTACACAAGGTATGCGTGCCATTCAACAAACTATTACATCAGCTAATACATCAGCAAGCACCGTGGGTAGTTCCGGAACATCAGTGGGTGGTGGCGTTAATAGCCCAACAGTATCAGCATATAATACATGGTACTATGGATCTTATGCAACATTTACGCCATTAGCAAACGATGTGGTTACTGCTGCTTGTTTTATGACTTGCACAGTGAGTGGTGTTGTACAGGGCGGTGTATTATTGACACAAACCTTAACTAATGGTGGCACTGGATATACAAATGGAAACTATACTGGTGTATCTATTCAACCGACTGTCACTTACACGGGTGTGCAATTATCTGGTGGAACTGGTTTTGCTGCTGCTGCTGCAACTATTGTTGTTACGAATGGCGTTATTACAACAGTAACAATAACAAATAGTGGTTTTGGTTATACTGCGGGTGATACATTATCGTGTGCAAATACCTCAATCGGTGGAGCAGGTAATGGATTTATATTAACAGTGAATACAGTTGGTGGTGGTGGATCTATTTCGACTAAAACATTGACAAATGGTGGATTGGGATATGGACCACAAAATACAACTGTCAATGTAACTGTTGCAGGTGGTATTGTTACCTCGGTAGCATTAAATAATGTAAACGGTGGATGGACTACGACAGCAACATATACAGTATCTAATGCAATTATTGGTGGTGGGTCTGGTTCGGGATTACTTGTTACTGTAAATACTGTTACTACATCAGGTGAGTTGCAAGTATGGCAGCGAACAAGATTATATGATAATACTATATCAGCAGATGTTCCTGGTGGAACTGTTCCTATGCTTATATATGCAAACGGAAGTGGTGGTATTTACGGTAATGCAAAATTTATTGCAAATGGTGATGATACATTTATTGCTGGATTCCGTGGATTACTTATTCCCGGTCACGCATATACATTATATTTAGAAGTGAAAAAACAGCAATTTAGTGGTAGCCCAACTTGTAATTTAACAATCGATGGCACATATTCATCTACGGGTAGTGTAGCAACTGTAAGTTAAAACATATAAATAGTATAAAGAGGAATATTATGGCAGCAATTCAGAATTTTAGTATAGATCAGGGCACAACAACCCCTATTATTTTTACGATTAAGCAATTAACATTTAACACATTACCATGGGATGCAATAACTAATCCATATATTCCTGTTGATTTAACAAATGCTACCATACAAACAATGTGGCGTAAAGATATTGATGATTATTCACCAGTATTTACAGCAACAAATATCAGTCCCGATGTGCATTTTGTTATTACAAATGCAACAGGTGGTGTTTTCCAGTTAAATTTATTACCGGCAGATACAACAGGTATTATTTTTACAGGCGATTCAATTGATTTAGTATATGATATTGAAATTACAGATATAACTGGTGCAATCACAAGAGCATTAGAAGGGACAATTACTATTGTTAGGGAGGTAACACGATAATGAGTGAATTTATTGCATCAGCAGCAATTAAGGTAGTCGAGTTTAGTGGAGTTGTTACTCGATGTGGTTGCACATTAGAACAAAGAGTTGAAAAGAATTGGCATGGATATATGAATGAAGTTTGTCCTAATCCAAAACAAGTAGAAGATTTGGGCATTTTAGCACGCAAACATAGTAATCCATTCATTAATATATGGTGGAAGTTTAGAGATTATTGTAATCGCTAAATATATAATATGAGATGCATCTCATTAGAAATTAACTTATAAGGAATTATTCATATGGCATTCGGCACAGCAACAGTATTCACAAACAAAGGTCGCGATATTGTAACCAACCGTATTATCGGTGCAGGAACAGAACCTAAATTTATCGCATTAGGCACAGGAGCAACAGGTGCTGCACGAACAGCAGTTGTAGCAGATACCGCATTATCAACAGAACTTACAGAGGGGCGTGCAACTGGCACATCTTCAAGAGTAACAACTTCGGTTACTAACGACACATATCAGACAGTTGGCACAGTAACAGCATCTGGCTCTCGTGCAGTAGATGAGGCTGGCACATTCGATGTGATTACAACTTCTTCTGGTAATATGGGTATTAGTGCAACATTTCCTGTTGTTAATTTGCTTTTAGGCGATTCATTACAAATTACAGCAAAAGTAGTATTTGCTTAATATATGACATTAGTCTGTGAAATATCAGACTAATAACATCTATAGAGATATTATGTTCCTATAGGTATGAATTACACTTAAGGATAAAATAATATGGCAGATAATGTAAATATCACACCCGGTAGTGGTGTAGTAGTTGGCACAGATGAAGTTACTGATGGAACATTAGGGACAGTTCAGATCCAATATGTAAAAATAATGGACGGAACATTAAACGGCACTAATAAACTATCTGTAAATTCATCTGGGCAAGTTGCAACTTCGGTTAATGATGGGACCGGTAGTGCAATTAATAGCTTATCAGCGGGTAGTGGTGCAAATGGATTACTTGTTGCATTGGGTGCAACAAACTTTGTAGTAAGCACAAATAATAGTTCAACTGCACAACTTGCAGCAAGTGCAACATTTACTGGTGTGGTTGAGTCGATCTTCAATGAGCAAGATATTTCTATCTTACTTACAACCGACCAACCAGGGACACTTACTATTAATCAATATATTGACAGTGGTGCTACAAGGAAGAGTAATTCATGGGTATATACAATTGCTGCCGGTGTTCCATTTAGTAGATCATTTACAGGCAATGGAAATTATTTTAATTTAGTATTCCAAAATACAGGTGCCAGCACTACAACTACATTAAATATCAATACTGCATATGGTATTTTAGAATCTGTAACTAATTTAGGTAATTCGCCAGTATCGCTTAATGAAATTAATGGTGTTGCAATTGACACAAGTATTCCAGTGGGGGGTATTGCTGCAACTGTAAATCCATCAGCATCAACAAATGGCACTGTAACAACATTAATGACCGATAAAGTCGGTCGATTGGTCACTGTAGGTTCACATGTCAGGGCGTTAACAGGTGCACAAGGAACTACAATCACATCATCAACAAGTGCCATCACAGTATTAAATGCGATTGCATCAACTTATTGTGATATTACTTCTTTAACTGTGACAAACGGTAGTGCAACACCAACAGCAGTAACATTAAGTGATGGGACAAATTCATATGTGTTTAATGCAGGTGCAGGCTCGGGCTTTACTATTCCATTCGGCACACCGCTACCAGCAACCTCGATAAATACTGCGTGGACATTAACTTGCGGCACATCTGTTGCATCAATTTATGTCACAATTGTATATGTTAAAAATATTTAAGAGGATTTATAATGGCAACATTAAGTAATTATATAGAAAATAAAGTAATCGATTGGCTATTCAGAGGACAATCATATAGTCCACCGGCAACATTATATGTTGCATTATTTACTGCAACACCATCGGCTGCAGGAGGTGGAACCGAAGTATCCGGTGGATCATATGCACGAGTTGCAATTACATCGAGTTTAGCAAACTGGGCAGGAACACAGGGTGCAACTACAACTGTTGCATCTTCGGGAACATCGGGATTAACATCCAATAATGGAGTAGTTACATTTCCTGGACCAACAGCAGGGTGGGGGACTATTACTTCGGTCGGTATATTTGATGCATCAACATCGGGTAATTTAATTTGTTTTGGTAACCTATCAGCAAATAAGACTATATCTTCGGGTGACCCAGCACCACTATTCCCAATTAGTGCAATTACTTTCCAGGCAACTTAAGGATATATTATTATGGCTATCACAACAGTAGATGGAGCAATTGCAGGAGCAAGAGCACCAACATATTATGCAAAATCAGTATCACCAACATTAGTAGCAGGGCGACCAACAAGTTCGTGGTATTTGGCAGGTGCCCCGGGAGCAGGTGCAGCTGATACAACAACATCGGGTGGAATTACATATTCTAATACTTCATCCTTAGTGGCTGGTTCGCCGCCATGGACTGATCCTGTTTCTGGTAATACATATCTAATGAGATTTACAGGTGCAGCAACCCAACCCGGCACATTATTATTGTGCGACAGATTATGGCAGACAGGATATAATATTACTGGTAGTGCTGCATTATCGGTGACTGCAACAACTGCACAAACAGTGACAAGTGCTGCATTCCCGGCAAGAGACATTGTTGGATCAGCAAACGGTCAAGGTGTATATTTGGCAGTTGAGGTTTCTTCGACATTAGGTAATGGTTCGCCGACATGGACACTATCATATACAAATAGCACTGCAACAGGTGGCACAAGAACTGCAACAAATATCGATCCAGTAACAAATACTGCTGCACAAGGATCATTCTTTAGAATCGGTCTTCAGGCAGGTGATGTTGGAGTAAAACAAGTTAATACATTCCAGGCGAGTGCAACATCTACATCCGGACAATTTGTTTTAGTTGCATACCGAGTGCTTGCTTCATTAGAAATTCCTGTGGGTGGTGTAAGTAATGCATTAGATGCATTTACTGCAGGTTTCCCACAATTATATAATGGAACTTGTCCATTCTTTGTGTTTATCCCATCAACTACAACTGCGAGCACCGTAACCGGCACTGTAGTTTATACACAGGGTTAATTAAATGGCATTTACCATTAATGGCACTGGTGGTGGGATTGGTGGGTCCGGTGCCGGTACCGGCTTCTCTACGCAAGCCATTACATATACTAAATATAATCTCTATATTATTAATTTTATTACTAATACGAGTTTAGTATCATCAGTTACAGTCAATGGACAAACTGCCACACAAATCGGTGTTGTTGGCCCCAGTAGTAACGGTTTTTACACTTATTGTTATTATATTGTTCCTTCATTTAGTGGATCCTTTAGTGCCTCAATAACATTATCTACAACAGTTAGTCCATTATATTTTAATTGTGGTGGGCCCGATACTATAACAGGTGCAGATCCAGCAAATCCGATTGTTCAATCATCTACAATAGCATATAGTGTTATCAGTCCAGTATCTATTACATTAGGTGCATTTGCATCGGCAAACAATGTTACATATGCAGCATGGGGTGGTGATTCCTTTGCAAGTGCTACCACAATCACCGATAAGGCAGGTTGGTCATTATCTAATAACTACGGGACAATATCTGGTGGATTTTTAACACAGCATAGTAATTATATACTTGCTAATGATACATCGCCTAATGTAACTTTTGCTGGTGGAACTTTACCTAATGTGGGTGGTATTGCATTTGAACTTAAATTAGGTGGTGCTGTATTAGTTGCGGCATTAGTATGTAATACAGCATCGACATATAATCTACATGTGGCTGAACACTTAGGCACAACTTTAGTATGTGACACAGTTAGCACATATAATCTACATGCAGGAACACAATTTGCTGCTAATTTAATATCATCCAGTATAACACATGCACAATTCCTAAAAAGTTCACAAGAGAATAATTTAGGCATGAAACTTAATACCGCATGGGCCCATAAATATGGTAAAATGGGGCAAAGAACATCTGTGGTATCAGTTATGTCTGATGATAGTAACGGATTAGTAAATTCGTCAGCAGGTGTGCAATTATGGAATAATTGGTTCTGGTATAATGCAGCATCTAATTTAGATGCTGCATCCCCGACTGGTTGCACATTACCATTATTGGGAGTAGGTAAATGAGTTTATTATTACTATTTAAGGCAAACGGTAATGCATTTACAATGACATTAACTGCGTCAGTGTCTTCATCGCCTTTAGTGATTAAAACCGATAATAAACCAATGACACCATCTATTACACTTAATCCTGTAATGGCTAAAAATACAATAACAATTAAAACATCTATTACACCAACTACAGGTAATATTAATAAGTGGGATAATAAAGCACTGCCGGCAGTTACAACTACTGCCTCATCTACCATCCAACGAGCAATTAATAAATTATTATCTACGACAGTTGTTATTACATCACCTTTGGTTAAACTTACGCAGAAAATTACATCAGTATCATCTTCTATAAGTGCGATATTTAACAAGAATGATATTAAATCAGTTAATGTATCATCTATAACTTCGGGTAATATTACTAAAACATCTAATTTAGTTAAATCAATTAGTGAAACTGTTACAGGTAGCATCACAAAAACATCTAAGTTAGTTAAATCAGTTAGTGAAACTATTACAGGTAGCATCACAAAAACATCTAAGTTAGTTAAATCAGTTAGTGAAACTATTACAGGTAGCATCACAAAAGCACCACAATTGATTAAAAATATTAGTTTAAGCATCGGTGGAATCGTTATTAAGCAAATTAATAAAGTGTTTAGTGTAACTTCATCTTTAACAGCAACTATTAATGCAATACGAACATACCTATTGATATTAACTGCATCTGTGGGAGTTACCGCAAATACTATTAAACAAACTCAGTTAGTTAAAACTATAACAGAAACTGTTACAAATAGCATCACTAAGGCAAATATTAAAGTTAAAAGTATCACTGTGGGTATTAATAGTGTTATTGTTAAACAAATGTTGATAGTTAAATCCATCACCGAAATATTAAGCAGTAATATTATCAAGACAACTAATTTAGTTAAATCTGTGGCAGAGACAATTACAAATAGCATCACTAAGACAAGCATTAAGGTGGAGAGTGTTAATATTAATGTGACAGCAACTTCATTTAAGCAAGTTCAATTAATTAAATCTGTTACAGAAACTATTACTTCATCAGTTACAAAATTAGTTAATTTAATTAAATCTGTTATCGGAGTAATCATAAGCAATATAGTTAAGGCAAATACTAAAGTCAAGAGTGTCACTGTGGGTATCAATGGAATTATAGTTAAACAAACAAGTAAAGTGTGGTTGAATATTCTGACTGTAACAGGTAATATTAAGAAGACTATCTCTAAATTATTTAATACTTTAGTTGGTATAATTGCGTCACTTGTAGCTAATGCTATAAAATTCCTAACACTTACTGCAACTATTGCAACTACCACATCTGTTAAGAAGGTTGTATCAATATCTAAATCAATTACAAGCAATGTTGTAGGTAATGTCACTAAAACAACAAATAAGATTCATGTGGGTGTATCGAACATAATGGTATATATTACAAAAGCAGGAACAAGAACTATTAATGTAATTACCGGGTTAATTAGTAATGTTAATAAACTCACAACTAAGGAAATATCTATAACAGAATTATTGTTAGGATTTTCCCATGTGTTTGAGGGCGGGTGGATTCATAAATGTATTCAATACTTCATAAGTGCATATGGTCATAAAGGTGATGGAACATTACAAGCAGTTAAAGTTACACAACAAATCACTTCGATCAGCGATCCAATTCAATCAGTTACTATTGTTGAACCACAAGTTCAATCAGTTACTATTGTTGAACCACAAATATTGGCAATTGAGGCAGATATAACACAGGAGCCATCAGTAACAATCGATATAAATATAAATACATATACATAATAAGAAAGTATTATATACTTTATTTTAATAACACAGTGCCAGGTATTGGTCACGCTAACATAAAAGGGCACATATAAAATGGATTGGATGTTGATTTGGACAGCAGTAATAGCAGTAGGAACACTTTTAGGAATCTTAGTTCCTATTTTCCTTAGCATTAGAAAAAGTGATAAGACAGAAATGAATGAAAAAATAGGAACATTAAAAGATTCAATTGCATCAGTAAGTAAAACTACTGCTGAAAAACTCGATAAGGAGGAATTTTTCCGTTTTGGCGAGCGTATCGATAAGGATATTGAATTACTTAGATCTGAACAAAAAACAGGACATGATAGACTTTATGATAGTCTTAAAGAATTTCGGCTCGAAGTTATGAATGCAATACGGGATATAAGAAGTAAATGAAATTTATTAAACATAGTCTAACAGGCATTGATGGAGAGACCTATGATCCCGCTCGTATTTTATGGGTTATTGGTATTCTTACTTTTTTACTGTTTACTGGATATGAGGTTTGGCATACTCAGCATTTTGATATGGTTAATTTTGGGCTGGCTTATGGAGGCTTGTTGGCATTGGGTGCAACAGGAGTTAAAATTAAAGAATCAACCGAACCACAAATATCAAAGGAATAAATTATGCCATTAAAATCGGGAACATCTAAAGAAGTTATCGCACAAAATATTAAGACAGAAATTAAAAGTGGAACACCACCTAATCAGGCTGCTGCTATCGCATATAGCAAAGCAAGAGAAAGTGCTAAAGTAACACATTCATCTCATATACATAGAGGTGGTAAGAAATAACAAAACAGGGAGCTAAACTCCCTATTTTTATGATTTAATCTTTTTAATCGGTTTAATTACTAATTGTTCTCTAATTAATTCTACACCGCTACCAGTATTTCTGTCAGTAACTTCAACTGAATATATACCATCTAATGCAATTAATGCAGATGCAACAGATGAAAGTGTATTACTATCAACTAATATAGTATTAAGTGCTTCATCTAATGTAGTAGGATATTTAATCATAAATGCCGTTACATCATTAAACTTCATTTTAACAAATAGATTTTTATATTGCACATTATACACTGCAAGGCGTGTTTCCTGATATGATGACATTATATGTTATCCTTAAACTTTTTTAATTGATCCATTGCGATGAGTTTGTAACTTATCTGATGGAATGTGAAATGTGTTATTAGCACGCTGTGATGGGACAAGATCGAAGAAGAAATTCTCGAAATATTCCGCCCGTGTATTACTACCTATCTGAGCACTGAAATTTTTTAATGCAGTATGACCACATTCGCATGTAATTTCTGGAGTTGTTACCTTAATACTACAATTTACTTCTGTTAATTTATTGCAACTGGTGCAGAGATATTCATACTTCATGTCCATTATCCTCATCATCTATAACCTCAACCCACTTGCGGGTCTCGGGATCTAATTCATATTCTGTTACTTTAGGTGGTTGTTTTAATATACGCGATTCGAAAATGCCATTACCGATAGCAACATACTGAACCTGATCAACATTACTTATAACCGAATAAGTTACTTCATCTAACTTATCTGTAAATTCCTGATTACCCTTAAATGTAGTCGCTCCCCTTGATAAATTATCATTTAATTTACGGATGCGATTATTCTTATATCTCTTTTGTATTTCGTGATATGCAAGTATCTGTTCGGGCGTATAATTATGTTTTGCAAAATAACGCTGTAATTTATCTTCTTTTTGGCTCATATAGATATTTATCACAAATCATTGACAAGTGATTCATTTGATGCTATAATTGCTGTGTAGATGATAAATATCTATGTAGCAAAGTGCTACTTAACTTAATCTTAAAGGATAAACAAAATGAAAACATTAATCGCAGCAACAATCTTATTGGCAACATCCACCGCATTTGCAGGTGGGGTAACTGTATCTGGTTCAACATCGAGCGTATCAGTGCACAGCACAGGTAATTCCAGTTCGTTTAGTTCCAGCAGCTCTTCTGTTACTTCTGGTCATGCACCAATTGTATCAACATATACATTTGTATCGGGCGCAGGAGCAACTGCTAATGCAACAGCAACTGGTTCGAACGGATTTGTAACATCAACTCAATCCAGCCACAACGGAGTAACTGGTCCAGTTGTGAATGTTCCAACTGCAACAATTACAAATACTGTGCCTGTAAATACAACACATTAAACTATCACCCTACCTTAGGTGACCGTGATAGTTATTATCACACTATGCCCCTTTTACAGCCATTTGAGGGGCATTTTTATGAATGCTAAATATCTTTGTAAGTTTATCCTATCCCATAAGTTTAAGTGCTGTGGGATATTTTTTTGGTTGACAAATATATACTAAATATAGTATATTATAGTTTGTTAGGTTTATTCATTTCCTAACAACCTTTTAGTCCCACATCGCCCTATGCTTTGTGGGACTTTTTTGTGATAAATAATTATGTATTGCTACAAAGGAACAAATGAATACAAAATATAAACTCAACTTGGGTGATAATCTCATCACTCTCAAAACTTACCCCGATAATCACTTTGACTCTATTATTACAGATCCACCATATGGTATCGACTTTTTAGGTAAAGAATGGGACTCACATACTGGCACAGTAGAACTATACAAAGAATGTTTACGAGTATTGAAACCCGGTGGTTATCTACTTGCATTCAGTGCAGCACGCACATATCACAAACTTGCTTATAGTGTTGAGTTAGCAGGCTTTGAAATACGCGATCAACTAATGTGGCTTTATTCATCGGGCTTTCCAAAAGCACAAGATATTGGTAAGGCTATTCAGAAGAGATTAGGCGTGGAAGAGACAACAAGGAATGAAACCGCAAGTGCGGTTTCATTGAACAATGTATTAAGTGAGGCTCGTGGCATTGATCGTGATCACTCAACACCAATGGGCATTGATACGCCTAAGTGCACCTCACCACTTGCCAAAGAATGGGAAGGATTTAAGACAGCATTGAAACCCGCAATGGAGCCCGTAGTATTGGCTCGTAAAAGTTGCGGGGTTGAGCGCACTTTGATAAGTAATAGTGTCGATGAGACAACATTACAAATG